CTCCTTCTCAATACTGAATATATCGCAGTAAAAGAAAAGGGTGCAAAAGATTTTGCTTATGTGTCCGAAGAAGATTTAGAGGCTATCTACACGGGCAGGCCGTGGGATATGCTGGCACTTTGTTACAAGGTGTTTGAGGTCAACTTCTTGGATTTTTCCAAGTCCTCGAGCGTCCCGATTGGCGTCCGAAAGGCATTAAGCGAAATAAAGACGATGTTCCAGGGCGTGTCGGGGAATACTTCGGACGAATAACCTTTATCTACAGGGCTATTGATAGCGGCATGGTTTCTCTCCCAGATGTCACGTCTGGGAGGGTAACACTTGCCGAAATAGCAGAGGTTAATCATTATCTTGACATGAAACAAGACATAGAATATTACGCCAACGAAAAGGCGATGAAAAAGGCGAAGAAAGGAGGGCGGCATTAATGGCAAGTGGTGCAGTACGAGAACTGATCACAAAGGTCAAATTTCAGATTGACAAAGCTAGTCTTTCACAAGCTAATAAAGCGGCGCAGGACGTTAAGAAGAAGCTGAATGACATTGCACAAAAAGCCACAAAAGTAACTATCACAGCAGAAGGGTCGCAGGCTACAAGCACGCTCGCACGCATAAAAGGGCAGTTACAAGCGTTGCAGGGCAGAGTCACCACGGCTTATGTCGATGTTAAGCAACGCGGACAGAAGATTGGCGAAGGTGTCAAGAAAACAGGGCAGGCTCTTGCTGATAATGGCGGTACGATTGCGGCAACAGGTGCGGCTATGGTTGCGCCGTTGGCTCTCCCCGTAAGCACTGCGATGGACTTTGAAGCAGCCATGTCTAAAGTCAAGGCTATCACGAATAGCACAGACGAAGACATGGCGAGACTAACTCAGACGGCACGTGATCTGGGCGCAAACACACAATATAGCGCAACAGAAGCGGCGCAAGCCATGTCTTATTTAGGTATGGCAGGTTGGAAAACTGAGCAGATTATTGCAGGTATGCCCGGTCTGTTGGATTTGGCGGCAGCATCCGGTGAAGATTTGGCGCGTGTTGCCGATATTGTCTCTGATGATTTGACGGCTTTCCACATGAGCGCGGACCAAGCGGCGCATATGGCGGACGTCATGGCGGCGGCGTCTACCAATGCCAACACAAACGTTAGTATGATGGGCGAAACGTTCAAATACGCGGGCGCAATTGCGGGGTCGCTTGGGTATTCGCTCGAAGATGTTGCGGCGGCGGCAGGGTTGATGGCTAATGCAGGTATCAAGTCAGAAATGGCTGGTACTGCGTTGCGGTCTATCATGACGCGCATGATTAAGCCTCCGAAAGAAGCTGCGGCGGCTCTTGATCAGTTAGGCGTGTCCGCTACTAACGCGGACGGCAAGGTTAAGCCGTTCCGCGAACAGCTGATTGCTTTGCGTAATGCAATGAAAGGCTTGACTGATGCTCAAAAAGCAGACATGGCAAACTCGATTGCAGGGCAAGAAGCTATGTCTGGTTTCTTGGCGGTTGTTAATGCAAGCGACGAAGACTTCGCAAAAATGACTAACGCCGTTGACAAATCAAACGGTGCATCTAAAAAAATGGCAAAAACTATGAACAATAATGCCAAAGGTGCAATGAAAGAGTTTAAATCGTCGGTTGAAGAAGTTGAAATCCTTGTCGGTAATGCTTTTTTGAAAGCAATAACAACTGCTACTAAAGCTGTTACTAAATTTGTTAAGCGCGTCGGCGAATTTGCAAAAGAACATCCTCAGTTAGTCCAGTTAATCGGCGGCATTGCGGGGGCTATTGCTATTATTGGTGGCTTGCTTGTTGCTCTTGGCGGTGTGGGGATTGCTATTAGCGGTATAATGACTGCATTTGGTGCGCTTGCCCCTATCTTTACTGCTATTGGTGGTGCTATAACCACCGTACTTAGTGTAGGTCTTGCACCATTGCTTGCTATCCTTGCCGCCATTGCAAGCGTTATAATTTTTGTCGGCGAAAATTGGGAGACCGTGGTTTCTTGGTTTCTGCCGGGCATTGATTCGATGATGGAAGGCATCGCACAATTACAAAGTGCGTGGGAGAATTTACAGCCGTTTATTACGGCAATAACACCACTTTTGGAAGCTATCGCAACAGTTATCGGTGGTGCTATTGTCGGCGCGCTCTCACTTCTGTTTAGAATCGCTGCATGGGTATTTACGCAGATTGCCAGCTTTATAAACTGGGTTGCTGGCTTGTTAGGCGATTTAGGCAATACAATCCAATGGCTTGCTGATGGCTTATCTGGGCTGATTGATAAGGCGTTGCAGTTTATCGGCATGAAAGGACAGATTGATGGCGTTAATTCATCGATAACGCAAAAATGGGCTGATGGAGCAATGAGTGGCAACAATGTAAACAATACGCAAACCAACACTTTTAATTTGGCTAGTGATACGCAGTTAGCTCCTGCAATGCAATCAACGCAGACTTATTTTGCATATGAATAAGGAGGTTCGATTATGGCAACATATCAAAAGATAACGCGCGACATAACCGAGCCTGCTAAAATTGGCGATTTGCAGGTTGATGTAGTCCTGTCAAAAGAAACGACATTTGATTCAGAAGTTACGCAATATCCTGTTGAGGATGGCTTTCCAGTAGCTGACCATGTAACTCGTAACCCTATGCAGTTGTCGATGGAGGTTGTCTGCACGCCTACACCTGTAACATTCTTCTCTAATCTTGGGGCGAATCAAAACAGGCTGAACGAAGTCGTAAACGCCATTATGAAAATATACAACGATGGCGAGCCTATCACAGTAACCACGGCAGACGCGATTTACAAAGATATGGTGATGACTCATGCCCCGTTGCCTCGCAAGGTTGACGATGGGCTTTGCTACAAAATGCAGATTGACTTTGTTCATGTTCGCAGGGTGAAACCAAAGACCGAAGATGTGCCCGAAGGACAGACAAGCGGTGAGGCCGAGGGTAAAAGTGGCGAATCTGAAAAAGACGGTGGCACGGCTGACCAACAAGACATTGGCACGGGGATGACCACCGTAGACAATACCGCGACCGTTGATGTCGATACATCTTTCCAAGACTTCGGCAACATGGGGACAATCTTCACGGGCAAGGAAATCACGGCGTTTGTCTGTGCGACTGTCATTTCTCGTATACTGTAGGAGGTGCAGGTATGATTCAGATAAGCATGATAGATGCTAATGACTTCGTTGAGCAGGTCACGCTTGAAGGCGAACCGTATAAACTGCACTTTTCTTGGAATGACTTTGCTGGGCAGTGGACGGTGGACGTGCGCAATATGCAAAACGTGGACATTGTGCGAGGTATCGCAGTAGTGCCTAATTATCCGCTGTTCTTACAACATCATAGAGCAGGGTTGCCACGTGGCGAGCTTATGGCGGTTGTTGTTGACTCTAGCAAAGCCGATAATCAGACAATCGGCAGAAAATCTTTTGTAGACGGGCTGTATAGCTTGGTTTACGTCCCGGAGGTGGAAATCAATGCCATCAGAAACGCAAACTGAAAAGGACGAACAGCAAAAGGACGAAGAAAAGCAGAAGTACTATTGGCATAGAGAATACCGCCTTGTATTCCCAGACATCAATCTAGAGTTCAATAATCTCGAGAATAAAGAAGGATTACACCTAACTTTTGACGTTCAAAAAGATTTGACGCAAGAAACCAACAAGGTCAAATTCACGATTTGGAATTTGAAGGACGAAACCCGGCAGAAGATTGAAAAGCAGGATTTGAAAGTTGACCTGTATGCAGGCTACCGTGATAATGACGGGGCTTGCCGAATATTCAGCGGTTCTGTTATTCGCACAGTCACGACAGATGAAGGCAAGGACGTAAAGACCGAGATTCAAGCATCAGATGGGCAGGTTGCGGTTCGTGATAGTGTGTTTGCTCTTTCTTATGCCCCAGGTACGGCAGGTGAAATCATTGTCAAGGCTATTGCCCAAAACATGGGCTTACCGCTTGTACTTGGCGAGGGCGTGAAGTTTGCGGCATATGACAACGGTTATTCTTTTGTTGGCAAGGGTGGCGATGCGCTGACTGAAATCTGCAACGGCAATGGGTGCTCATGGTCGATTCAAAACGGCAATTTGCAGATAATCCTTGCTGGCGGTGTCGTTGCCAATCGTGGGCTGGTGTTCTCAGCTTCTAGCGGTTTGATCGGCTCTCCTGCTCGTATCGTCAAGAGTGACTATAAGCCCGATAAAGAAACGCCAAAGAAGAAGCGGCGGGAGAAAGAGGGCAAAGAAAAGCCCGATAAGCAAGCAGGATGGAAGATTGAAACATTGCTTGCACCGACAGTTTCCCCCGGCGATGCCATCAAGGTTGAAAGTCGCGTGATAAATGGTTGGTTTAGGGTTGAAACCGTTAATCACACAGGCGATTCTATAAGTGGTCAGTACAAGACGCAGATGGACATCATAGAGGGGCTGGGTGATAATAATGGCACTTGACATGGCGCAGACTTCAAACGAGGTCAAAACAATCATCAAGGGTTGGATGGATTCGCGTGTCAGCAACATTCATACCGCTATGCCGGGGCAGGTAGTCAGCTATAACCCTTCTACGAATCGTGCAAGCGTTCAGCCTAACGGCGCGTATAAGTCAGAAGATGGGCGCAACATCCAATACCCGATTATTCATAACGTACCTGTCCAATTCCCTATGGGGCAGGGCGGCACGGCAGGCATCACATTCCCGATTAATCCGGGTGATGGGTGCTTGCTCGTGTTTTCGGAGACGCAGAATGATGACTTCTTAGGCGGTAACAAAGGCGATTCGCCGGATGTGCGCCGACATTCACTCAATGACGCAATAGCAATCCCCGGTGTCTATGCAGGAGCTGCGCCTTCAAACGTGGCTCATGCAGGTGATGTTTGTCTATTTCAAGGCGGCTCGACGGTACGGCTTAACGGTGGCGAATTTAGCGGTAGCGTTGGCGGTACTACGTTCAAGTTTGGTGGTGGGGATTTAGTTGTGAATGGCATAAGCCTTGTGCATCATGTGCACGGAGGCATAATGCCAGGTGGTAGCGATACCGCCGAACCGCATTAAAGGAGGGATAGCATGGCATACGATATCGCAGCAGACATTAATACGTCCGACATTGTTCTGCAAAACGGCGACATTCTGATGATTGACAACGCAGAGAGATGCGCTCAACAGATACTCATTACCCTCCGTTTCTGGTACGGCGAGTGGTTCTTGAATACCACAGAAGGCACTCCGTATCTTGAGTATATCCTTGTCAAACAGCCGAACATGGCTCA